CTTCCTTGTTTGCTCAAGTAAAGAAAGAGACACCCCTAGGTGGTGATGTCGCACAAGAAGTGTTGTCAAAGCTATTTCAACAGGTAGTAGGAGAAGACGTTGCTAACTTAGGCTTTGAGTATGTTAACGGAACACAAACAAGCCTTGAGCCTTTGAGACGTTTAATTGAGCAACACAATGATGACTTCACACCTGACTTGAATGTAGAGTGGGATGACATATCTATAGAGACATTACTAGCTAAGAATGATTTAGAAGCTAGATGGCATTTCAATATACCTTGCTTGACTAGACAGATTAGTGGAGTTAACGCAGGTCACTTGATTGAGATTGGTGCTAGACCTAATACAGGTAAGACATCCTTTCATGCAAGTATGATTGCAGGACCAGAGGGTTTGGCACATCAGGGTGCTAACTGTATTGTCTTGTGTAATGAAGAGGGGTATCACAGAGTTGGTGCTAGATACTTGACTGCTTGTACAGGTATGACCATGCAGGAAGTTAAGGCAAACCCTAGTAAAGCTAGAGATGCCTATGCACCTATCAGAGATAAAGTAAAGATAAAAGATGCTTCTGATCGTGACATGGCATGGGTGGAGAGTGTGTGTAAAACATATAAACCTGATGTCCTCGTACTTGATATGGGAGATAAGTTTTCTAGGACAGGTGGTTTTTCAAGACCTGATGAAGCACTTAAAGCTAATGCTATCCATGCTCGTATGATTGCCAAGCAACATGAGTGTGCAGTGTTTTACATGTCTCAGTTAAATGCTGAAGCAGAGGGTAAGGTTATACTTAACCAAGCTATGATGGAAGGTAGTCGTACAGGAAAAGCAGCGGAAGCTGATCTAATGATATTGATTGCTAAGAATCCACCTAAACAAGAAAGTCCTGAAGAAGAAGAAGATTTACAAAGACACTTAAATGTTGTAAAGAATAAACTTACAGGGTGGCATGGCTCTAGAATATGTACACTCAACTATAAAATAGGAAGGTATGAACTATGACCAAACATCTAACATGTATCAAGTGTGATATAGAACAGCCTGTAACACAGTTTATTGCGATGAAATCAGGTGAGATAAAACGAACCTGTAAGTCATGCAAGAATGGTCACAAGGCTGTGATTAAAAAGTTAAGGAGTGAGAATGACTACCCTAATGAAGACTACTGTTGTCCTATATGTGAGAGAGACATAGAAGAAATAGCTAAGTATGGTCAGATTAGAATGAAGAATTGGGTACTAGATCATTGCCATGAAACCAATACATTTAGAGGTTGGATATGTCATCACTGTAATACTGGACTTGGAGCATTTGCTGATGAGACAAGAAGACTAGCCAATTCTACTAGATACTTAGATGAACACAGAGCTAAGATGGAAAAGGTAGAAGGTATGTACACTAAGAAGGATATACCTGATCTAATGCAAGAGTTACATAACGAAGTGATTCTTGCTAAAGAATGTGATGAAAGAAATTATCATAAACTACAATACTCTAATTCATCTGCAAGAGAAGTAAGTAGACTTAAAAAGTTAATAAAATTGATTGAAGCAGGTCTTGATATAGAAGACTATGAGAGTGGTACAGTTTTAATTAATGGTAAGTTTGTAGTCACACTACTGAACGATAATTGGAGAAACCTATATAAAAACAAATGGTATAGACACAAAGCTGATGTACAACATTTTATAGATAACTATATATTGAAGGAGTATAAACAATGAAACTAACACTCGATGTAGAAAATACAGTAACTAAGAGAGGTGGCAAGATGCACCTTGATCCTTTTGAGCCTACTAATAAATTAGTTATGGTTGGTTGCTTAACGGACACAGGAAAAGAATATCTATTCAGAGATAACTTTGATGGAGTACAAGAACTACTAGATCAAGCTACAATACTTATTGGTCACAATATATCTTATGACTTAATGTGGTTGTGGGAATGTGGGTTTAAGTATGAAGGTAGTGTGTTTGACACTATGTTAGCAGAGTATGTGCTACAGAGAGGTATAAAGAAACCTCTGTCACTAGAAGCATGTGCAGAAAGATATGACTTGGATACAAAGAAGCAGGATACACTGAAGGAATACTTTAAGAAAGACATGGGAGTTGACGAGATACCACCTGAAGAATTGTCTGAGTATCTTTCAGCAGACTTACATGCTACACAGCAACTATCTGATCAACTGTATAGAAAGCTAAATACTGTAGAGTATAGTGGTCTAATGGAAACAGTAGTACTAAGCAATAGTGTATCTATAGTCTTAGCTAAGATATATTCAAGAGGGTTTGCTGTTAATCTAAGTAAGCTAGAAGAAGTTCGTTCTGAGTTTGAGAAAGAAAAGATTGAGACAGAGAAGAGACTGCGTTTGCAAGTGTCTAATCTAATGGGTGACACATCTATTAATTTAAATAGTCCTGAGCAAATGTCTTGGGTTATATATAGTCGCAAACCTAAAGAAAAAACAACGTGGTTGAATAACTTTCATCCTTATATGAATAAGGCAGACTTGGTACGTAATATAAATACACATTCAGATATAGTACATAAAACTACAGCAGTTAGATGCTCTCACTGTTATGGAACAGGTAGACTTAGAAAGATAAAGAAAGATGGTACACCATATATTAATCAACCTAAGTGTGATAAGTGTGGGGGTAGTGGTTATATATTTAAACCATCTAATAATGTAGCAGGATTTAAGTTTAATCCACCAACTGCTAAATGGGTTACTGCTAATGGTTTTAGTGTTAATAAAAATATGTTAGCTATACTACAGAGATCAGCTAGGAATACAAATAGACAGGATGCTTATAACTTCTTAACTGATTTACAAAGAGTATCAGCACTAGATACTTACTTGTCTTCATTTGTGGAAGGCATAAATATATATGTAAAACCTGATAAGAAATTACATGTTAGGTTACTACAACACAGAACCTCTACAGGTAGATTCAGTGGTGCTGATCCTAATATGCAGAATATGCCTAGAGGTGGTACATTCCCTGTTAAGAGGGTATTTGTGTCACGATGGGAAGGGGGAAAGATATTAGAAGCTGACTTTGCTCAACTAGAGTTTAGGGCAGCAGCTTTCCTATCACAAGATAAAATAGCAATGAAGGAGATTGAAGATGGATTTGATGTACATGCGTACACTGCTTCTGTTATTACAGAATCAGGGCAGAAGACTAGTAGGCAAGAAGCAAAAGCTCATACCTTTGCACCCCTCTATGGAGCAACAGGGTTTGGGAGAACGACTGCTGAAGCAAAATATTATGAGCAGTTCACAGAAAAGTACCAAGGCATCAAGCTATGGCACTCCAGATTGGCTAAAGAAGCTCTAGATAAAAGAATGATAACTACACCATCAGGTAGACAGTTTGCTTTCCCTGATGTAGAACGGAGAAGAAATGGCACTGTTAGTCACTTTACACAGATAAAGAATTATCCTGTACAGTCATTTGCTACTGCTGATATAGTTCCCCTAGTGTTAATTCATATGGAGAACTTGCTATCTACACACAAATCTTGCATAGTTAATTCTGTACATGACTCTGTGGTAGTTGATATACACCCTGAAGAAGTAGATCAGGTTTTATATATAATTAAGAAACTAAATAGTGACCTGCAAAGTATTATTGAAATGCAGTTTAAGATTGAGTTTAATGTGCCACTATTACTTGAAGCAAAAATAGGTGATAATTGGCTTGACACTAAAGATGTTGCGTGATATAACTACGGAACTTATACAAATAGAAAGGAATATTAATGACAGATATAATGACTATAGATACTAATAACTACAATGCTATGGCTAAGGCAATGGGTATTGCAGGAGAAGGTACTACTACACCTAAAAAGAGTAATAATCTTAATAGGTTAAGAATATGGCACTCACCATTAATGGGTTATGAAGAAGTTAATGGTAAGAATAAAAAGACTGAGATAATAGAGGGTGGAGCATATCGTCTAGAAGTATTAGATGGAGATACCTCTACATTTTATTATGCAAATGAGATGTCAGTCAGACCTTTTATGCAAAGATTTATGTATAGAAGATATGTAGCAAATACTAATGCAAAGCAAGGAGAACCAAAGGGAACTTATCAAAGAACTATTATGGCAGACACCCTTAATATGGATTTAAAAGATAATACAGGTAAGTTTAACTGTGGTAAACCTACAGGTTATGTAAAGGACTTTAAGGCATTACCATCTGACATGCAGGACTTAATACGACAGATAAAACGAGTAAGAGTTGTTTTTGGTACTGTTCAATTAGTAGGTGCAAAGGATGCAAACGGAGACGATGTTTCGTTAGAGTCACTTCCTTTCATATGGGAAATAGATAATAAGGATGCCTATAAAACAGTAGGAGATCAGTTTACTGAATTTACAAAGAAGCAGAGACTACCCCTACAGCATAGCATATACTTTGATCAGACAGAAGAAAATCCATTACCAAACGGAAGTTCTTTTTATACTCCTGTTGCTAAGATAGATATGACTAAATCTTTAGACATCAGTAATGAAGATCAGAAGTTATTCTCTGATTTTATGGATTGGGTTAAAAACTTTAATGACTATATCTATAAGGATTGGGATGAAAAGGCTTATGCTAATCAGAAGGAATCTTCTCAGGAAGACATTGATACTGTTGAGCAGTTCATTGATGTTGAATTAGAAGAAGGAGTAGCATAATGAATCACCCTGCTGAACTGAAGGTGCATCAGTATATGTCTGATGCTGTAAATGGTAAGTCTACTATGTCTGAGGAAGTAATTGAACAGGTAGGTAATGACGTAAAAAATGCACTTAGAAAACAGTTTGGTGGGGGAAACCCTCGTGGTGATTTTAGACTACGTATGTCCAACTTGGGCAGACCTACTTGCCAACTATGGTTTGACAAGAATAAACCTGAATTGGCTTCAGCTAAACCTAATAGTTTTATGATGAATATGATGTTAGGTGATATAGTTGAAGCTGTCTTCAAAGGTTTATTAAGGGGTGCAGGAGTCAAGTACGAAGAGCCTGAAAATGTATCCTTAGATGTTGATGGTACAAAGATATCAGGCACTTATGACTTAGTAGTTGATGGTGCAGTTGACGATGTTAAGTCTGCTTCAGGTTGGTCATACGATAATAAGTTTGTTAACTATGAAACACTAAGAGATGGTGATGCATTTGGTTACGTTAGTCAGTTAATAGGTTACGCAAAAGCTGCCAAGAAGAAGATTGGTGGTTGGTGGGTAGTCAATAAAGCTAATGGTAAATTTAAGTATGTATCTGCTAGTCATGCTAATGAAAGGGAAGAGATGACTAGGATCAGAGCAACAGTAGAAACAGTAAAGTATAATAAGTTTGCACGTTGCTTTGAGGATTCAGAAGAAACATGGAGAAGCAAACCTACAGGAAATAGAAGACTAGGAGTTACTTGTGGCTTTTGTGATTATAAACATTCATGTTGGGAAAACTTAAAAGAACTACCATCTGTAATGTCAAAAGCTAAGATACCACCTACTGTATATTATACAGAACTAAAAGAAGAGTATATTTAAATGTCTCCTCATAAAGTAAGAAGAGAAGCAATAAAGTATGGTTATAGGAGTGGACTAGAACACAAGATTTCTATGTCTCTTGATAACATAAATTACAATTATGATTATGAATCTATCAAGATAGAATGGGAAGACCTAACCTATCGCACCTATACACCTGACTTTATACTAAATAATGGTATAATAATTGAAACCAAAGGTAGATTTCTAACGACAGATAGAAGAAAGCACTTATGCATACAGAAGCAACACCCTAAACTAGATATTAGATTTGTATTTACAAACAGTCGTAGTAAGCTAAGTAAAGGTGCAAAATCTACATATGCAGAGTGGTGTATTAAATATGGATTTAGATACTATGACAGGATCATTCCTGAAGATTGGTTAAAAGAAAAAGGAAAAAATAAACACCCTAGCTTTATAAAGTTTTTAGGTACAAAAATAAGGAGATAATAATGAAAAAAAACATGTTTGACAGAAGACCTGAGTGTTGTTATATAGAGCTACAACCTTTTCTAACCAAAGATAAAAAATGGACAGGGCAAGTAGAAGTTAATATACTCACCTCACAAAATAACCCTTTATCTGCTGAAGACAGAAACGAATTAATACATTTGTGCCAACTTACAGCGAGTACAGTAGCTCTAATGGAAATAGATTTTGACTTAGCAGATAGACTAGAAGAATTTGTTAATGAGCACGATGACTATGCACCAAAATGCGATAAAAAAGGTGTTGACATTAAGCAGGGAGAAGGTAATATAGTACACTTATCGTTTAAAACAGACACTAAAGGAAATGCATAATGGAAGGATATGGTGATTACATGGCAAGAAGAATGAATGAAGAAGCTAAAAAGGATATGGTTAATAGTCCTGAGCACTACAATAAAGCAGGTATTGAAACTATTGATGCCCTAGAAGCAATGTTAACAAAAGGATTTGATTATTATTTACAGGGTAACATAGTCAAGTATCTTTGGAGATTCAGATACAAAAATGGTATAGAAGATTTAAAGAAAGCACAGTGGTATCTAAATAAATTAATTGAGGTCTATGATGATAAAAGTTAAAATGATGATGACTTTACATATAGACGAAGAAGATTATCCTATACCTGCTGATCAAAATGTAGCAGAGGAATTAGAAACAAGTATGACAGAATTTATATATGATATAGGTGGTGTTACAATAAAAAATATTAGAACTTTACAGGAGACATAAATGATACGAAATTACTTACCAACAGACTACCAAAACTTTATAGCACTCTCTCGCTATGCTAGATGGAAAGAAGATGAACAAAGAAGAGAGAATTGGGGAGAGACTGTAGACAGATACTTTGACTACATGCAATCTCATTTAGAAAATAATCATGCTTATACTATTACCAAAGCTCTTAAGGGTAAACTAACAGATCAAATAATGTCATTAGGTGTAATGCCTAGTATGAGAGCTTTGATGACATCAGGACCTGCTCTAGATAGATGCCATGTTGGTGGTTATAACTGTAGCTATATACCTGTAGATAGTCCACGTTCATTTGATGAATGTATGTATATACTTATGTGTGGTACAGGTGTAGGTTTCTCTGTTGAACGTGAGAATGTAGACAAGCTACCCATAGTCAATGAACACTTTGATAGCTCCTCTACTATAATTAAAGTAGGTGATAGCCGACCGGGTTGGTCAAAAGCATTACGTGAGTTAATTGCCATGCTTTATGCAGGACAGATACCTACTTGGGATACATCTGAAGTGAGACCAGCAGGAGCAAGGTTAAAGACATTTGGTGGTAGAGCATCAGGACCTGCACCCTTAGAAGAGTTGTTTAGGTTTTGTATTCAGAAGTTTGAGAGTGCTAAAGGTAGAAGACTATTTCCTATTGAGTGCCATGATATTATGTGCAAGATTGGTGAAGTTGTAGTTGTAGGTGGGGTCAGACGTTCTGCCCTTATCTCTTTATCTAACTTAGGTGATGATCAAATGCGACATGCAAAGTCAGGTCAGTGGTGGGAGAATGAAGGTCAAAGATCGTTGGCTAATAACTCTGTAGCATTTAAAGGCAAGCCTGAGATGGGTACATTTATGAGAGAATGGACATCTCTATATGAATCTAAGTCAGGAGAACGTGGTATTTTCAATAGGCAAGCAGCTAAAGTGAAGGCAGCAGAAAATGGTAGACGTAATATAGATCACTACTTTGGTTGTAATCCGTGTAGTGAGATTATACTTAGACCTTATCAATTCTGTAATCTTACAGAAGTTGTGTGTAGAGTTACAGATGACTTATCATCACTAAAAGAAAAAGTACGTATGGCTACTATCCTAGGTACGTTTCAATCTACACTAACTAACTTCAAGTATTTACGTAAGATATGGAAGGATAATAC